GGGTGCTTCGCTGGATCGCCTATCCGATCCAGCACCCTGGCGCGAAGATGAAGTCGACGGTCGTGATCCACGGCCCGCAGGGCACCGGCAAGAATCTGTTCTTCGAGACCGTCGCCGCGATCTACGGCGAGTACGGCGACGTGCTCGACCAGTCGGCGATCGAAGACAAGTTCAATGACTGGGCGTCGCGCAAGCTGTTCATGCTGGCCGATGAGGTCGTGGCGCGCTCGGACGTTTACCACCTGAAGAACCAGCTCAAGGGCCTGATCACGGGTGACCGTATCCGGATCAACCCGAAGAACATGAAGGCGCACTGGGAGCGGAACCACGTCAACCTGGTGTTCCTCTCCAACGAGGCCATGCCGGTCGTGCTCGAGGAAGACGACCGGCGGCACTGCGTCATCTGGACCCCAGAGAAGCGTTCGGCTGAGTACTACCAGGAGCTGCTGGCCGAGATCCGCGCCGGCGGCGCCGCGGCGCTGCATGACTACCTGCTGCACCTGGACCTGGGCGACTTCAGCCCCGGCACGCCACCGCCGGCGACGGAAGCGAAGGACCAGCTGGTCAACCTTGGGCTGGACAGCCCGATCCGGTTCCACGACGCCCTGGTCACCAACGACATCCGGGATCTGGTGCCGCTGCCGGCCACCTCGTCGGACTGGTACGAGGCCTACCGCGTCTGGTGCAGCCGCCACGGCTATCGACCGGCGCCCGAGTCCAAGTTCGTCGTCGCGCTCAAGCGCCAACGCGACGTACCCCAGGCGCGCAAGCGCTACCAGCCAGGCAGCAAGGTCCTGGGCCCGCACAGTTTCCTCCTGCTTGGCGAGAGCAGTCCCCCTGAAGGGGAATCGGAGGTGATGTGGCTGGGTGCGTGCCATTCCCGCTTCCACGAGCAGCTGACCAACTACCGGGAGGCCAAGTGATGCCGGGGCTTGTGCCGGGTGTGCGGGGTCTGTGCGGGGTGCTGTGCGTGGCTGAAACCCGCGCCGCTACTGGCTTGTGCTGGGTGTGCGGGGTCTTTCCTTACGTGTGCGTACGCGAGCGTCCCGACCTCGCCCCGAATCCACGCCGCGCAATCTCGCGCACGTACGCGGCCCCGCACACCCCGCACGCCCCGCACAGCCCGCGCTGGGCCTGCTTCTCCGCTGTGCGGCGTCCTGTGCGGGGCAGAAATTACCCCGCACAGGTGGCCTGCTCGCGCGCGGGCGCGCCTATCCCCTCCTTTTCCCTTGAAGAAGACGGAAGAGGGGGGTTGGCCTAATGGCAGGTCGCGAAGAGGGCGAGGTGAGCTTCAAGGCCTTCGCTCGGATCCTCGGCGAGCGGTCGCCCTCGTATGTCACCCAGCTCAAGGGCGAGGGACGCCTGGTCCTGAGTCAGGACGGCAAGCGGGTGCGGGTTGCCGAGTCCCTGGCGCTGATCCGGACAACGGCCGATCCGGCCAAGACCGGCGTCGTGGCGCGCCACGCAGCCGCCAGGGCCACCGAACACCCGGCGGCGCCGCTCGGGGGCGAGGAGGCCGCTGGCGCCGAACTGGAGCCGCCCACCGCCGACCCGGTCGAGCAGAGCCACGCCCGCCGCCGCGCCAAGGCACTGGCCGACAAGGCGGAGACCGACGCCAAGGTGGCCGAGCGCGACTACCGGATCAGCATGGGCGAGCTGCTCGAGGCTGGCGCGGTCGAGCATGCCGTTCGCGCTGCAGTCGCTTCGTTCCGCGGCAGCCTGGAGAACCTGCCCAGCACCCTTGCGCCGGAGCTATCGGCTATGACCGATGAGGGCCGCATCCGCGTGCTGCTCAGCGAATCGTTCGAGCACGCACTCGAGGAGTTGTCCCGGCAGTTCGCTGCCCTGGGTCGGCGCGAGGAAGCAGCGTGAGCGCCGTGGCCCGCATCGCCACGGCCATCAGCCGCGCGGTTGCGCCGCGCAAGCCCATGCGCGTGAGCGAGTGGGCCGCGGCCCACCGCATCGTCGGCGCGAAGCAGAGCAGCGAGCCCGGTCGGTGGCGCAACGAGCGCAGCCCGCTCCTGGTTGAGCCAATGGACTGCTTCAGCGCCCGCAGCCCGGTGCGCGACGTCGTCTGCCGGTTCCCGATCCAGTTCGGCAAATCCGAGCTCGAGTCCAACGTGCTGGGCTACACCATGTGCGAGGTGGGCGGCCCGGTGATGGTCTGCTTGCCTGGCCAAGTGAGCCTGGACAAGTGGATCGACCAGAAGCTCAACCCGCTGCTCGAGGAGACGCCGGCAGTACGCCGCACGCTGACCAGCATCGCGAGCCGCGATGCGGCGAACCGCCGCACGTTCAAGGAATTCGAGGGCGGGCAGCTCTACCTGGAGCACGCGGGCAATCCGGCGCGCCTGAAGTCGACCTCGGTGCGCACCCTGATCGTGGACGAGTTCTCCAGCTTCGCCAGCGCCTGCAGCAGCGGCGACGACCCGGACCAGATGCTCGATGGCCGCAGCAGCGCCTTCCCGGCGACGTACAAGCGGCTCAAGGTCGGCACGCCAGAGATCCGGGGTGTGTGCCGCATCGACGCGCTCTACGCGGAGAGCGACCAGCGGCGCTGGTACGTGCCGTGCCCGGACTGCGGGCACCGCCAGCCGCTGGAGTGGAGTGGCCTGCAGTGGACGCCGGACGCCAGCGCCTGCTGGTACGCCTGCCGCGAGTGCGGCGTGGTGATCGAGGAGCACCAGAAAGACGGGCTCATCGATGCTGGCGCGTGGGTGGCCGAGAACCCCTGTGCGACGATCCGCGGCTACGCCGCCAACGGCCTGTACTACAAGATCGGCCGCGGGCCGCGCTGGCTGGATCTGGTCAAGGAATGGATCCGGGCCCAGAACGATCCGGCCAAGCTGAAGACCTTCATCAACGACCGATTGGCCGAGGCCTGGGAAGACCCGGCCATGCGCGCCGTCAAGCACAACGTGATCGCCGATCGCGTCGAGCCGCTGCCGCTGCGACCTGTGCCGGCGTGGGTTCTCGCCGCGACGGCCGGCGTCGACACACAGGACAACCGCCTCGCCGTCCAGATCGTCGGGTGGGGCAGAGGACTGTCCTGCTGGCCGATCGATTACGTGGAGCTACCCGGCGACCCGAACGACGACGCGGTCTGGGTGGCGCTCACCGAGCTGCTGTCGCGGCCGATCGAGCACAGCCTGGGCGGCAAGCTGCGCGTCGAGGCCTCGCTGCAGGACGCCGCTGGCCACCGCACAGAAGCGGTCAAGGCCTTCGCCCGCCGCAAGCTGCTGCGCCGGCACATGGTGGGCTTCGGCGCGGTGCCTAACAACGCGCCGGTCCTGAGCAAGGGGAAGCTGCAGGACATCAACTGGCGGGGCATGTCCGACAAGCGCGGCATCACGATCCACCACGTCGGCACCGTCGGCATCAAGCACCTGCTCTACGGGCGCCTGAGTTCCGACGCAGACAAGGCTCCCGACGCCAGGCTCGTGCGGTTTAGCGACGAGCTGCCGTCGGAGTACTTCGGCGGCCTGGTGAGCGAGACCTACAACCCGAGCAAGAACCGGTTCGAGAAGCGCCGCGGCGGTCCACGTAACGAGCCGCTCGACACCTGGGTGTACGCCTACGCGGCGACCCATCACCCGGAGCTGCGCCTGCACCGGCACACGAAGGCTGATTGGGATGCCCGCGAGGCGCGCCTCAGGGCTTCTGCTGAAACACATGTTCCACGGGAAGCGCCCGGCGCTGCCCCCCAGGGTCGGCATCCCGCCGGGCTACGGGGAGACGCGGACCTGCCGAGCACCCGCCCACCGGCCCGCCGCCGCAGCGGCTGGGTCGATAGCCAATAGTCCGGGAGGACCCATGCGAGACGATGCCAAAGCCGAAGACCTGATCGACCCGCTGCGAAAAGCCTTCGCCGAGAACATTCGCCAGGCCGTGCAGGACTTGCCTGCCCATCAAGCACTGCAGATGGCAGATACGTTGTGCCGGGTGCAAATGGATGTCCTCGCCGGTTTGCGGGTGACGTACCGTGCGCCGACGCCTGTGGACGGCCCGGCCATCACGGAGGCCTGGCGTCGCGGAGGCGTGCTGCAGGAGATCATGAGCCAGTTCGGCATCAGCAAATCGACCGCCTACAAGCATCATCCGAACCGATCGGCGAGGCAATCGCGTGCCGGTTGAAAGAAAGTCCGCGATTTGCCCGTGATCGCGGACTCAGGGATGTATATGTTCCTTGTCCATGTCGGACACTCAGCAGCGCCTGGACAACTACCTCGCCGCGGAAGCGCGCATTCTCACGCGCGGCTTCAGCGTTCAGTTCGACCAGCGGCGGCGCCAGGAGGCGGAGCTGGTCGAGATCCGCAAGGCCATCAAAGAGCTCAAGGCTGAACTGGCGGCTGAGAATGGCTCGCCGCCGAGCCGGGGAAGTCTCCGCTACCGCACCACGGTGTTCTCGAAATGAACGGCCCGGCTAAGCCCGCGCCGCGCCTTCGCATGAACCTGCTCGATCGCGGTCTTGCGGTGCTCGCTCCTCGGTTCGCCGCCAAGCGCATGCTTGCCCGAAGTGTCCTGGCCCTCTACGAAGGCGGCCGCTCCACCCGGCGTCGCAAGAAGTCCCGAGACAACAGCACCGGCGAGCGCCAGGTTGCGCGCGATGCCGCCACGGTCCGGGCGACCATCCGAGACCTCGAGCGAAACTACGACCTGGTCGATGGTGCGCTGTCGACGCTGGTGCGCAACATCATCGGACCGAACGGCATCAGCATCGAGCCCACGCCCCGTGTCGGGACCCCGGGCGAAAAGTTCGACGACATCGACGACGACTTCGCCCGGTCCCTGCTCAACCTCTGGCGCGAGTTCAGCAAGTCGCCCGAGGTCACCCGGACCCTCAACTGGGTGCAGGCGCAGGAACTCGCTTGCCGCTCGTGGTTGCGCGACGGCGAAGTGTTCGCCCAACTGGTCGAGGGAGGCGCGATTGCCCGACACGGCAGCGCAGTACCGTTGTCGATCGAGCTGCTCGAGGCGGACGTAGTCCCGCTGGACTACGAGCGCATCGAGCCGAACATCCAGTCCGGCATCGAGCGCGATGCCTGGGGTGCACCTCGCGCCTACTACGTCCACAAGACCCATCCGGGTGCCGGTGCCTGGTTCAATAACCAGGACATCAAGCGCATCCCGGCTGAGCGCTTCCTGCACGTCGCAGTGCGGCGCCGACTGTCCGGTCTGCGAGGCATCAGCCTGTTCGCCAGCGCCATCGATCGGCTGCTCGACATCAAGGACTATGAAGAGTCCGAGCGCACGGCAGCGCGGATCGCGGCGCGCATCGCGGCGTACATCAAGCGCGACGTGAATATGGAAGGCTGGGCGGCCACGGTCGGCGATGATGGTCAGCCGGCCGAGCGGGACTTCCTGCTCGAGGCTGGTGCGCTTTTCACCGACTGCGCGCCGGGCGAGTCAATCGAGATGGTCGATCCCAAGCGCCCAAACACCATCCTCGAGCAGTTCCGCACCGCCATGATGCGGGCTGTGTCCAGGGCCATCGGCCTGAGCTACTCCAGCCTCGCGGGCGACTACGACGGTACTTACTCGGCGCAGCGCCAAGAGCTG